TGAGTGCAAGGCTGCGGAGTCGCCTATGTGCCACTGTGCTTCGCCTTTGTACTGATAATCTTCTACTTTATATGTAGCAGTATCAGCAGCAGTAGCATAGTCTAACTTTAACGCACCGGCTGTAGTTCTATTGAAACCATAGAAAACTGTAAAGCCTGCATAAGAATTAGCTAGTTGAGCATAGTGAAGGGCAGATAACTGTCCGGAGACACCGGCAGATGTAGTAAACGTAGTATTGTAAGCATTAGCAGCATACTTCTGTGCATCTGCAACTTGGTTCGCCATGTTTGTACCGGCGTTTGCAGCTTGCGTTGCACTAGCTGCGGCGTTTATAGCATTTCCAGCTGCTGAAGCAGCCTGAGCCGCCGCATTTTGAGCTGCACCGAGAGCATTAGCTGCCGCTTGTGTAGCTGTAGTTGCGTGCCCTGCTAATACTGTATTGTTGTTTGTTGTGATGTCTTCAACTTGTTGTTTATTGACACCATCTGTAGCAGATATACCGGCAACGACGTTTGTCATCCGGTTATTACCTACGTTTAAGTTACCACTGATGGTTACGTTAGTTAGTGTACCACCAAGGTTTTGCACTGCATCTTTCTCTTCTTGTAAAGAGTATATAGTTTGCAGTGCATTATCGTTTAAATCAGCTGCTTTTACAGAGGAGCCGGGAGTATACGTAACTCGAGGCGAACTAACATCTGTGCTCCTAGCAATACGAATGATTACTGGATTTGCAGGTATATTGCCTGCTGTAAATACAACTGTACCACCACCGCTAGGTGTATAGTTAGTTATGTTATAATGAGTGCCTGCTGTTTGAAGCTGACCATCTAGCTTAACATCTATGTCAGTGGTTTTAATTGACTGGAAGGTAAAATTTTTGTTATTATTACCATCCGCAGTATATTCAATGAATGTTAGTGCCATTATTTATAAATGTTTGTAAGACGTTGTATAGAGTCTAACTGTTGTGACTTCTGTATTCTCTTCTGTTTTTTCTTTCTTTCTTCGAGTTTGATAGCTTGGATCTTGGGATCCTGTTTTATTTTATTCCATGCTATTTTTCTAGCTTGTTGGAAAATTTGATCTATCTTTTGATTATGATAAAAGTCCATAACTTCATACTCGCTACGCTGACCTGACGCTATAAGTCGCATCATTTCTTCCATAGACTCTATGACTTTAGGGTCATCCATAAGTCTATTTAGCAATACTTCTATGTTTTGCTCTCCGATAGCTTTCTGAAATGCAGATCTAATTCGTGGTTCATCTGTTAAATTATCTCCTTCGGGGGAGTACATAACTGATAATCGCATGTCATAACCACTATTAAATAGAAGCTGTCTACCGGGACTCGATGTTAAATTAAATGATATAGGACTAAACATGTTAAATGCTCGAGTCATAAAGTCATAAGGATTAACAGGATTACCAGATAGTATATCATACTTAATAGGTAAGTCTTCGCCGGGGAGGTTTTCAAAGGCTAGGTTTCTATTTCTCATAGCATCTATAAAACCTGAGTTTAGCTCACGCATATATGGAGTAAATAACTTACCCAAATCATTACGTAAACCACCTAAAGGTATAGTGTTATTCATCAAATTAGATGCTATTCTTGCAGGCTGTCCGGGTTTTGCACCAAATAAATCTACAAATGACTGTAAGCCTGCTAAGTAAGATTTACTTGTTACACCCTGAGCAAGCAGTAATGCTACCTTTCCTAAATTATCTTTTGTCCATTCTTCGCCCATTAGTATACTAGCGTCACCTATATCGGCAACCATAGATAAAACTTGGTTAAATGGTTCAAAGGAGTCATAACCAACTTGTACTTGTCCTAGAGTTATAGTTCTAGGTTTATAGCCTGCATCCATCCAGACGTTACGTTTTTGTCTGTCAATCGGTCCGTTACCTGTTAGCTCTCCTGACATCCATTTCTGAGCTGCCATAAATACAAGAGCAGAACCCATAGCTAATCTACCGTTTTGCAACGCTTTTGCATTAGCTAGTTCTCTAGCATTAGTAATACCAAATTTAGGTCCAAGCTCTGCAAATGTTTCTGGTGAAGGTTTAGCAAATGCTATATCATTAAATTCTTTAACAAGAAAGTTAAAACCGGGTGTATGTTTAGCTGTAAGTTTAAGTCCGTTTACACCTGTTCTAGCAAATAAAAAGAATGGTTTTGCCCAAGGATTCTGTTGGAATACAGCGTTAAGGTTAGCAGAGAATCCACTAAGATCTTGTGTAAGTGTAACTTCTTTACGTGCAAATTTTGTAGCTTCGTCTACTATATTACCATCAGCATCAAAGATATCACGATAGAAAAAGTCTTCGTAATTTCTAATTAGCTCAGGTGTTATTTCTGTATAGCTAGTTAACTTACCGGCATCAGCTACATCAAATGCTGACATCAAAGCTTTTTCTCTCATTTTAGCTCTACCTAGTATGAAAGCAAACGCATCGTCAGTTGCCGCCATTAATTTAGTAGAGTAGCTTAAAAAGCTTTTGTCATTTAATGTACGTGCCATGTTTGCCATACGAAATGCAGCTTTATCACCCGCTGTAGCACGACCACTATCTTCAGCCCATCTACGTAATATCTCCCAGTTTGTATCGCCTGCTGTATATTCAGCAAAACGAGTCCTAATTGTAGATATATCTCCTGACCAGTATGAGTTTAGTCTAGATCTAAACAACTCAAATGACTCAGGTATAGCTTCTAGCATAGCGTTCATAGATGCTAACCCTGCACGTATTTGACGTGTGTTTTTAGTAAAAGGTAGTTGTAAAGTAGCACCTATAGTCATAGCTAGTGGACGTAAAAACGTATGTGTAGCTGTACCTATAATAGCTCTAGCCGGTGTTTTAGGACCAGATAGAATACTATGAGTCATTACACCTTGTAATTCTCTTACAAGTGCTCCAACCTGTTGTTTACCTTCAATCTCTCCACCTTTTATCATCTTACGAGCCCATTGGTCAAAGTCATCTAAACTGTTTACAGTCTTCATAGATGAAAAAGCTTCAAACAATGCCATAAGTAAATCACCATTGTTAGGGTCATCGCCTGCTAAATTCAGTATAGCTTGTATAGATTCACGAGTATCTACCATTTCTTGAGATAATGTTTTCTCTAAGAATTGACGTTTACCCGCACCTAATGCTCTAAAATCATCAGATTTAATAATTCTAGCACGTTTAGCTTCGGTCAATGCCATAAACATTGAGTCACGTATAGACTCTAATGGTCCATCTATGTCTGTTAAATTTACAAAATCTTTTAATTCACGTCCGGCAATACCTAAGTCACGTACTTGTTGTAGTAATGTACCAACAACCATGTCCGCTACAACTACATATTTACTTGTAATTGTAGAAACCTTATTTACTATGTTACCGTCAATATCTGTAAATTCATAGACATCAGCAGCTTTTAATAGTTCTTCTAAATACTCGTCTGGTGACATCTCTGCTGCATTTCTACCTTGTGTAATACGTTGGTGTGCTGCAATAGCGTCTCCAAATTTTTCGGCTAAAGTTGTGCCTTGTTCTTTAGTTTCTTCTATAATAGCTTTATATTTATTATTACTATATAATTTACGTAGTACAGCATCAACTGCATCTTCTGACATACCAGAATAGTTAGCACCACGCTCTCTTTGTACAGGTGTTATAACATTTCCAGATGCACCTTCTTCAGCTCCCCACTCGTTATTAACTCTCTTACTTCTTTCCCATACAATAAATGGGTCGTCTTGAGATAAGGTAGCACCCTGATGTGTGCCCGCCATGGGTTTATTTTTAGCTGCACGAAAGCCTGATTCACCGTCTCGTAATTCTTGTAGTCCTTTTGCTAGAGTTTCAGCGTTTACAGTTTTAGCTCTTTGACGTACAAACTCTTTAGTTGACTTAGCACCTTTTGTAAGTGCCATAGCAGCACCATCAAATATAAGACCTATGCCCATACCTTCTACGATGTTTTTTAATTTCATCATAACAGGATGGTCGTGCTCTTTTGTAGATAAAGGTGTATCTATCCAACCATAGTGATCTCTCATTGTACCTAACGCATTTTCTGCATCAGATTCTTTAGATACTAAGTCAGATATCGCACCTATACCGGCTGCACGAACAAGGCTGTTAGCTCCTAATAATGCTTGAGCACCCTTACTTATACCAAGTCCTATACCGGCTGCACCTATACCTTTAGCGGCTAGTACTGTACCGGCTGCCATTGTACCAAAGTGTACTGTACCTCTAGCCAGTTTACCCCACCATGTTTTAGTAATGATAGGGTTACTGTATGACCCAAACGGGTCCCACTGTGGTTTATAGTAACCATTTTCTTGCCTTTCTCTTTGCATTTCGCCAGAGAGAGCATCAGTAGTTCTTTCCGCAAACGTAGCTACGGATGATAAAGAGTCTTGAACACCACCAGTTATAGCAGATTGTAGTTCTTTGACAACACCTTTAAATCCCCAGTTTTCTGATTCACGTGGGTCATCAATTTCAGTCTGTTCTTGTTTTATTTCTTGAGCTTCTTCGTAGTTCTGTTCTGCAACACTTTCTTGCAGATCGTCATTAGAGAGTACCGCTTCGTGAGCCTGATCGAAAAAATCCGGTTCACGTTCTAGCTTATCTTCTTCTTCCATATTGTTATTGAGGGTTTAAAATGTAGATGTCAAACAAGCCCATTGGTAGTGAGTTAGGTGACAAGAATGGTTCAGTGCTAAACTCTGTGGTCCATATAGCTGAGTCATCAAAATCAACTTGAATCGGCTCTATAGATAACTGACTATCAGAGTCGCCTGTAAATGCACCGATACTTGTTAACTGATTGTCAGTATATAATACATTTTTTGCATGAGCTTCTAATAGTAAGTTCTGATTTTTAGCATTAAATTCTGCATCAGGTGGCAGACCTGATCTTTTAAGAGCTGCTTCAAAGGTACTCTTGTTCCAGTCATATCGACCTACTTTAATTTTAGGACCGTACTGAATACCTGATCTAGATTTATTTGTTTTAGTAAATAATCCTCCTACGTCTGACATGCTCATTTCTTCGATGTTTATTGTGTTACTATAACTTCTACCGGTTCCATCAACAAATGAACCATAGTCGGCATTTTTTCTAGACATCACGTCGTAGAAAGGGTTATTTGTAATAGCAGTGTCATCGAAAAGACCGTCACCATGTTGGTTTTGTGTGACTATTTGTACAGCGTTAGCAGTAGTAGGAAAAGTATTTAGTCGTTTTTGGTCTCTTTCGCTCAGTGACTCGTCAAATGTATCAAATCTAGTAAAATACAAATCATTAGGGTCAGCTTCTTTAGGGTCTATACCCAAAGCTTCCATTCTCCGCTTTATAAGTTTTAATGGATGTATACCAGTTTTTCTAGATAAGTTAAGATAATACTCAGGTATAACACCAGTTTCATTCTTTAATGCTCGAATAGCCATAGGCATAGCGTCCATCTCGCCAAGCAAAAATCCATTACTATCAAGAGTACCATCCATATCCTCGTTTAACAACTCTATGGTTCTATCATACAACATAGCAGATTTAATATCTTTATCTTTGATACCCATATTTGGAGCTTGATAAGGACTAACCATTTTCTTGTTACCCTTGTCATCTACAACTTCTACTTGACTATCTTTGTCGTAATGTTTAGCTTTTATTTTGTCTATAGCATAGTCATGAGCTTTTTGTGCATTGTTTGAAATAGCAAAACCTTCTGCATATAAGACTTCATAGTCTTGCTCCATGTTACTAATAATAGTTAACGCTACATCAGAAGCTTTATTAGGGTCTAAAACTTGACCGTCAGCGGTGATGTTAGCAAGAGAGTTAAATCTTTTACTTGCCTTTTTACGAAAGTCCTCAGTAGGTTCAAATCCTTTCAGTATAGATTCAACTTTTTTTCTAGTTTCTTCTCTTATTTTGTCATTTTTTATAGCCGCTAGTCGACCTTCTAAGTCACCTCCATCTATCTTACCGTCTCTTTGAACGTCTAAGATTAACCATCTTGCTTCCTCGTCGTCATCATAATCGCCGGGAATATAGTAATTTCTTAGATCATCAAGCAGTGGACTGGTAACTGGTATCTGAAGATCTTTCGCCAACTTAGCTAAATCTTTATCTTTCTGTTGTTGAGTAACAGGCTGACCATTTTTATTCTGTTCTTTATAACCACCAATAATTGTTAATACACCGGCATTAGCTTTATTTTTTTTATCCTGTTCAAGATTATCATTCTCTTTTTTCTGAGCTCGCATAATCAGATCTCCAAGCTTTTTATCTAGCAACTTAGAACCAGTTGTATTTAGATCTAAAAGATTAGTCTGCTTACCCTCTGTACCGGCTTGCGGAAAGTATAAATCTCTTATCATCTGTAACTCAGAAGTTCCAATATAACCTTCATTAAAAGCTTTTTCAAGTCTATCTCCTAACTTAGCAAAAGCATAGTTCATATCCTTTTTACCACCCGGAGCTGTCCTTGCAAACTTATTTAGTAGTCCAGAATTTGGGTCATCCTTAGTACCAAAAAAATATGCTGATGCGTCTTCTGGATTATTAACAAGAATATCAGCTAGGTTTAAAACATCTAATACTTCTGATAATTTTAGCTCTTCTTCTAACTTACGATTTAAAGATTTATTGGTTATACCATCTATATTTTTACGTAAGTCTGCAAGCATTTTAGTTTTATGCCTACCCTTTAGATGGTCTAAAGCACCTGATTGCATCAGTGCACTTCTTGCCCAGAAGTTTAATGCTTCCGCTGCCAAAGCAGGGTCTTCATCAAATAGTTGATTATAAGTCCTACCATTAGCACCCGGAACCATAGCGTTGCTGACTGGAGTATTAAGATTTTTAGCTACAAATGTACTACTCCAGTTTACAGCCTTTTTTGCAGAAGCAGCTGAGTTTTCATCGTAAGTAGGTATGTTAGATACTTTAAGTGTATCAACTGCCTCTTCAACAGCGTCATTATTTTCTGGATGCTCGTTTGCATTTTCAACAGCTACAGTTGTTTCGCCTGCTGCTTCAACTTTAAGAGCGTTACTTTGCTTGTTTAGATTTTTCTCAGCTTCAACTTTTTGTTCAGCTTCTTTGTTCTCTTTCTCAGTCTTCGGAGGGCTAACGTCTTCGGGTTTTGCTCCTTCTATAACCTTACCGTCAGGACCATAGACCTTACCATCTGCTCCTACATAATTACCTGAAGTTTGATCTTTTTCTAACTGTTTAGTATCATTCCACTGGTCAAGTTTTTTCTTAAACTCAGCAGCCTGTCCTATCAGCTTACCAAACTTTTGGTAGTTACGAGATCTCATTTCAGCATCTGCGATCGCATTTTGTTTTGCTCTTTCGTATGATGCTGCATAAATTTTATCAGTTTCGGCAAGAGCTTGGTTGGCAACTTTAGACCCATCATAGCTAACCTCTGCAAAGTTAGAATCAGACGTGTCGAAGTTAAAGTTTTCCATTTCTGCCATTATGCTACCTCCCTAAACTCGACATCTAATTGGCTGTAATCAACCACATAGGTATCATCGTTTAGTTTAGCTACAGCTTCTGGTTTTTTACGTTGTATTTCTTGAGCCATAACTCCTATATATTCTTGAGTAGAATTGTTGTATCTAAATTTGTAGATATTATAACCCTCAATAGATGTACCTATTTTTCGGATGTGATCTTTAATTCTAACGTCACTCCCTATAAAAGGTGTAATAACGCTCATACCAAAGCTTACAGTATTCATAAACTGACCGGCTCTGTCTTTTGGTGGTAACATAGTTGGAGGTCCAAATTGTGGGTCAAATCCTAGATTGTTACGATTAGTTTGTAATTGCTGTTCAATTCCTCGTTGGATTTTTACGCCTGCTTTTGCTTCTCCTACTGTCGCTAATTGATGTTGTTTTCTGTCAACTTCAGCTAGCTTTGCAAATAATTGTGATTTTTGTTTTCTGCCAAAACTTCTAGATCTACCGCCTTCGTTTACAGCAGCTTGACTAAAATATTTTCTGGCAGCATTTTCTTTGTCGAGCATACCTTTACCTTGCTCACTGAGAGCAAAGGCATCAAAATCTGATCGAGCACGTGAAGCTCCTAAACCAAGAATGTTGTTTATATTATTCTTGAAATCGGCTTCTTTATTCCATTGTTTAATACCATCAGAGTAGTATTTAGTTATCCGCTTTTTGTTTTCTTGTCTAGCGGCTTCTCGCCTTCCGGCGTTAGGGTCTGGTGCACACACGGCAAAATTCTATAAATGGTAAATTATTTGGTCCATGATTAAACTTACGTAAAAACTTGAAACCTATAAATTTGAGTAGTTTTAAATGTGCTGTATTTCTACAGTCTACGATGTTCCACAATAGAGGCTCAGTACGGCTATCGACCCACCGCTTGGCTTCTCTTGCAAATGTAATTGGATAACGATGGATTGCCGGAGTGCATAGCATCCAGATTTCTCCACCGTCCCCGACTCCTGCTAGTCCGGCAGTCTTGCCGTCTGGTACTGTGAAATACACAGCAGAGCCTTCCTGAGCCACTCTAGGGAGGATTAGGAATGGGTCTAACCCATGACCCTCGACGACCTCTCTGAGGTCATCTGGGCGTAGGTTATAGGCCACCTCTAGGGCAGCCTCTTTTGTAATTGGTTTTACGTATTGATCTAATTTAGACACGTTTATAATATCGAGGTGAATAGTCTCCTTCCCAACTCACAGCTCTTAGTGTGGATGGTGCAGGGTGTTGAGATTTAAGTGTAATATCTACATTAGTATTACGTTCATATACTGGTATAGTTTTGATGAACTCGTCTATGTATGGTGCATCAGATACATCGTACTCGTCTAACTCTGTAGATTCGTATACTTCTGTATAATCGTTTTTACCAGTACGTGATAGAGTAGTTTCGTATAGACCTATCTTACCAAAGTGTAACTTCATTCTATGTATAACTAGAGATGAATTAACATCAGCTTTAGAAGATTGACCTTGAGTTGTAGTTAAGTAAAATGTAGGAAACAGCACTTTGTATTCATATAAATAACCTACAAAGACTGATGCTCCTGACCAGTCTCCCGGTACTGTAAATGATGTACCAGATATCGTAGCCTTTGCATATCTACCTACTCTGGTAGATGCTGTATTTGTATCTATAATTACTAAATCATAGTTAGGTGTAGTTACGGAGTTTAACCAGTTTAGCCCACTAAATGTAGTTTTATTAGTAGGATGGTCAAACTGACCTCCAGTTATTTCAACGTGATTATCTAGATGTAATAAATAATCTACGTTATCTTGTATGATTGCAGGGTCTGATTCTGTTTGTACTAATCTGACTTCTTGTAGAAAGTTATCTGTATCTAAGAAATAGTATTCGTCATTAATAACAAAATGATACTTGATTGGGTTGTTAAACTTCCATTTAAACCATGCTGATTGTTGACGTTTATCTCCTACATTAAGATATCTAAAACCTTGTACTACATCAGTATCTGTTTTACCTAATAATACTAGGTTATTCTCTCTTGAGTTAGTAAATAAGTCTACACCTTTCGGTATTAGTGTAGGAACCACCTGACTCTGGTTTACTACGTTAGGTTCTCCCTCTCTAGCAATATTAGCCATTTCCATAAATCGACTAAATTTACCAGAATTGTCTACATAAGCTACAGTAGTACCTAGAGATATAGGTCTTATATCCTTATTATAGTTAAATGTAGATATACTACGTAACTTAGCAGTATCAGGGTTAAGTACTGTATCGTCAGAAGATAGTAAAAACTGTTGGTTTGAGCTAAATACTACAAGACCTGAGTTAATATCTATACCATCAAACAACTCAGATGGGAAATTAGACGAGCAAGATATGTCAATAGGGTCGTTTGGGCTAACAGTTAGGGCTGTTTCAGCAAAGAAATCTGGCTCTCCTAGCGTACCCGGGCGACATAATACCACGTTTTCGCCTGCTAAAAAGGCTAATCTGTTACGGAAAAACAGAACTTTGTTAATACGTCTGTTAACAAACGATGGAAATGGGTTAGTATTATCATCACCTATTACTCTGTCACCATAGGTAAACTGTTTTACAGTAAATGTAGCTATCTCGGTAGATGTACCTTGGTTAGCTAGAGCAGTTCTTTGTATAGCTAACGGCATATTAGTCAGACTTTTATCTATACCCGGCTTTGCACACTCTACCCACGAACCTGTACCATCCTGACCATTTAGACCTTCAAATCGTAAGTAGTAATCGTCTTCATCAGACTGTCTGGCGTTAGATATTTTAACTATATAACCATGTCTACATTGTTTCGGTAGTAATGTCACGTCGTTTACAGACGTACCCATGCTTCGCATCAGGTCATCTTCGACTATCTCTACATTGAATGACGTAGAGCTAGACATGTAGATTCCGTTACCTATAATCTTACCATTAATACCTGATGGTAAGTCTCCAAGAATACCACCTAATACTGTGTCAGAACTTACTGCTGTATCAGCATCAAATGGAGTAGGAGAGGGACGAAGTAGTTTTAAGTTAGCTTTTACAACAATGGTTTCATGCTCCATAACCTCTATAATATAGGTAGCCGGAGATTCTCCTTTACCAGAGTTACCACCTGTACCACTGCTAGACGAACCTGTTATAGTACGTCCCTTTGCTTGGTCCATAGTAACAGTAACCTGATCTCCAAAAGCCCAACCTTCTCCACCATGTAAAAGTATAGCCTGTCTACTGTATGCACACGCAAAGTCATCTGGAGAGTTTCCGTCAGCACCTATGTTACCTTGCTGTCCACGTATGTCAAGTTTAAATATTAAATTATTTTTACCAGAGGTTACTGTAGCATTATTTACGTCTGTAACTAATACTGTATTCGTACCAGTATAACTGCTAGCAGCTGTACACGTAAATGTCTGTATACCAATACCTCTACACTGTCCAGTACCACCACTTTCATCAAGGGTATCAGATAGTATTTGTATTTTTGTAGCTCTAGTAAAACTTGTTTCTGTATTATTATTATATAAATTCATACCGTACTGTCTACCATTTTCAGTACGTGTGATTTCTACAAATGCAAAATGTGAGTCAGGATTATCTGGTGTTGTACCTGACTTGCCTACCAGTGTAGCAGCGTTAGTAGCGTCACGACTATTAACAAAGGTAGTATCGTTGATAGTAAGGAACTGTATGTTTTCACTGTTGCTTGTTGCTAAATAATTTTTGATAGCGGCTTCGCCACCAGTACCGTAGGTAATGTTCTGTTCAGCTCCGGCATTATCGCCGCTTGCTTTCCACATTCTCAACGTACCATCTGCGGCTACTTGTCCTATGTAGGAACCTTCTTCTTCGTCACGATGGTAGTGAAACCACGAACCACCTGTTGCTACGTTGGGTAAAGGGTCAGTGCCTACTCTCTTTGCACCCGGTCTTTTGTACAAGCCTTTAGTAATGTCAGGAATAGCATTTACGACATCTTTAACTTGTCCGGGAAATTTTAATTGATCGGGCTGTTCCGATAAACCCCCAGTAAAACTAGGAATGGTTTGTGTTATGCTTGGCATTATCTTCTAAGGTTTCTCCAAGGTTGATATGTTTGGTGTATAGTATTTTCTGGGAATCCAAACATGCTGTGATTACCCTGATTGCACTCGTACTCCATTAAAGCAGCACGTGCTAAAGACTCTTGTCCTTGCAATAATTTAACAAGGTTAGGGTTTGCAACCAACTGTGTAGCTGCTTTTGTTGACGCTCTATATGTGATATAACGTCTAAATGGTATAGGTAAGTTTTCAAAAGTGTAAAGTTTTACGACATCTAAGTCGATGGATGTAACATCTGAGAAGTCATCTGTGTGATCTATCTTGTCATATAATCGACCATCACGTCTAACTACATCATAAATTCTGTGTGACCAACCTTCAGAAACATCTAGTTGTAGGATGTCATTTGATATAGCAATATGACCATTAGAATCTGGTGCAAATGCTACATGCTTTTCTGTGTTAAAGTGCCATCCTTCTGCCTGTGTATCTATATTAGCATCTTTTAGTAGATTAAATATAAATGATATTTCTGGATTGTCAAAGTTAAGTTGTGTTATTGGTGATTGACCTATTGCTCCCAGTATAGTATTTACTGCGGACAATTCTGTGTCGATGTCAATAGTTGTGGAAGCCATAAGAAAAAAGGGGAGCCGAAGCTCCCGTATAGAATAAAAATTAAGTTAAAGCACTTGGCTTTGTTGCTGTGCCTGCGAATAATTCAACAGCAGCAGCAGGGTTAAGAGCGTCTGCACCCATAGCTAGGCGACCTAAAATTACGTCACCTTGGTATACAACTGAAATGTCTCCAGATGTTACCTGTACCTGTGGGCCGATTGCTTCTACAACTCCGGCAGCTTCCTTCTGGAAGATAAGTCCGCAAGAGTTTGCAAACTCAGTGCTGTTACCGTATGTGTTAACAGTCTTAGTTGCAGATGTACCGGCTCTTTCATCAGCCATTGCAACGTCGACGAAGTCGCCTGAGTTTCCGGGGTCTGTTACACCGGGGTTTGTTGCAGAACCTGTACCATACTTAGTACCGAAGTTACTGAAGAATGGGATGTTCATTGACTTGTAGATCTTGATGCCTGCAATCTCGATGATTCCATTACCTGATTGTAATGTGTCACCTTGCTCATCTCTGTTGATGAGTCCGTTAGAACCAACAGCTTGGATAAGTTCGTAGTACTGTCTTGGGTTAAGAACACCTACTCTACCTTCTGTAGAAACTCCTTTCTCGTCTAATGCAGCTGCTGCATCGTAGAAAGCGTTTACTAAGCCTGCGGAACTATAAGCATCAGATGCGTTTGTAGTTGTACCTACACGAATCTGTGTACCACCGGGCTCAACAAAGTTGGACTTAGTGATAGGGCTAGCTTGTCTAGCTGCTTTGGTGATTGATCTGAAGATCTTTCTGTCATACTTTTCTGCAAGTGCATAACCAATCTTCTTAGAGATTTCTCCTCTTAGATCGTAGTGTGCTAGTGTTTCATCTAGCTCATAAACAAACGCAGAACTGATTAATAGGTCGTCGCATGTTATGGTTTTTTCAGCTACTGGAGGTGCACCGTCACCGTTACCTAGTATGCTGTTGCCGGGTGTATGGTACTCGGCTGTTGTTCTACCTGTGAAGATGAACTGAAGTGACTTACCGTTTGTAAGTGTTCTCTTCATTACAAGGTCTCTAGCGATTGTATTTCTCTGGAAGCCTTTGAACATCTCTCCACTGAACAACTTTAAATATAGTGCTCTGGCGTCGCCTGCACTATTAGATTGACCCGGACGTGTTAGACTCGTGGTCAATGTGCTATTTTGTTGTGCCATTGATATGGATTAAAAAAAAGGGTATATATTTCTTAGTACTAAAATTTTTCTCGAGTTTTTTTGTGGTCTATCCCACCGTCTAGACGGCTCAAGGTGTCCGGCGTACCGGGCTCGTGCCAAGTGCAGGGGAGTCCGACTCTGAGGTGCTCCCCGTGCTGTTAGTAAGAAGGTGTATCTAGTTGAGCATCTTCTTTCTTTTCTTCAGTTTTGTTTTCAGGTTGTTTGACTTCTGGTTCAGGTGAATACCTAGTTACAGAAGCCTGCATAACCGAGCTCTGATGTGCCATTACTTGTGTCTTGTATAAACAACACCACGGTAAACGTAAGTTACTGTCATAGTTCCCTCCGATACCAAGCCCCCGTTCCATGACTTGATTACATGCGTCGCATAAGCGATGAACGGACGTGACATACACTTTCATTCACACCAAACTCTTCGTCTGGGAAGAGATTAAATGCTATTGATTTACGTGTAAGATCAGATTTTTTAAATGGAGGATGATAATGATATAGGTAACTAGGAAAGAATATTATCTGTC